CTAAGGTCAATAGCTTCCCCACTACGAATTCACCAGGAAGCCCTTCGCCCATTGGGAGAAGAGATTTACCGGTTAATTCGCACACTACCTTGGGATTGCACATTTGACCAAACACGTGCAACCTCACACATTCAATCACATCTTTGGCAAGATGGTAAGGTCCATAGTATAGATCTTTCCGCTGCTACAGATCATTTTCCGTTAAGCCTACAGTTGACTGCCCTCAAGGCAATCTTCCATAGTACTGCACGGAAACACCTGGACTTATTTGAAACAATAAGTAGAGGTGAATGGTCTTCAGCATTGGGCAATCTAAACTGGACGAAAGGACAACCGCTAGGATTATATCCAAGCTTTGGTTCTTTCACCCTTACACATGGTTTACTCCTTCTACATCTGAATGGTGGTCGTCATGACAACCAATTCTTTGTAGTTGGGGATGATGTGGTTATCCTCAACGATCAGTTGATGGATAGATACATCTCCATGTTAGATCGAATGCATTGTCCATGGTCACCAGATAAAACAATCTCCTCAAGTTCCTTATCGGAATTTGCGGGAAAGATTGTCACTCCAACGAGGGTTATCCCTCAATTGAAGTGGAGAAAGATCTCAGATGAGAACTTTCTTGATATCTGTCGACTGTTGGGCAACAAGAGCCGATGCCTACTTTCGAGTCGGCAAAAGATAGTCTTCGATAAGGTTTCGCACCTCTGCGAACCTTTCGGATTGAATTTTAGCCTTCCAGGTGATAATCTGGAGACTATGATTCGAAGGACTATGGATTTTTACCAACCCGTTGAAACTGTCCTAGGTTCCCTTATGGGCCTAAGAAAGAAGTTGAACAATATTGTTCATACTTCTTCTGAAGATCTTAACTCTAATGAGTTATATGATCTATCAGCAACCTTCGACGAGAAGGTTAAATCTGTAATGCTACAGACCATGTATTCTAATTGGGAGATTGCTCTCTCAATTGGTCTAGACGGACTGAACACATTACCCGAGGCTCTTGAACTAAGTCCAAGATTACCTCTTGGTGTGTTTACTCCCTCACGGGAGTCCACACTAGAAAGGTATGAAAGGCACCTATCACAATA